TGGGCTTCATCGCAACCGAAGTTGGTAACGCACTTGGTTACGCAGTAAACACCGGTCTAACCACCGGAACTGGAACTGTTCAGCCTACTGGTGTTGTCAACGTTGCAGGTTCTGCACTCGTTGGTGGAACCGGTGTTTCTGGGTTGCCAACCGCAGACAACATCTTCGACCTGATCTACAGCCTAGACGGTGCGCTTCGTCAGAAGAACACCTTCGGTCTGCAGATGAACGCGAAGTCGATTGCTGCTGTTCGTAAGCTCAAGGACAACTACGGCCGTTACCTTTTCGATCCAGCCCTATCGGCCGAAAAGCGCGACCTTATCGGTGGCTACCAGGTCTTCGAGAACCCTGCAATGGCAGACCCAGCCGTTAATGCTAAGAGCATTATCGCCGGTGACCTGTCAGCGTATTACGTTCGTTCAGTCGGTGGCGTTCGCCTCGACCGTTCAGACGACTACGCGTTCGGTTCTGACCTAACCACGTTCCGTTTCACCTTCCGGGTTGACGGTAACCTGCCTCAGACCTCGCACATCAAATACTTCAAGGGTGCTGCAAGCTAGTCTGTCGTTTGACTGGATTCCCCTCGGTGTGCGTAGACACCGGGGGGTTTCCTTTTGCTAAGGTTGTTTTATCGAGAGGAACTAAATGAATGGTGTTATTGCGTGGGCTTCGAACAGTCCGACCGCGCCGACAGGTTACGGAACACAGACTGCCGAGTTTTTGATTCAAGCGAAACGTGCAGGTTATAAGGTTGCTTCGATAAGCAATTATGGCCTTGAGGGTGTGAACACTGTTTGGGATTCCCCTGTTGGCAAGATTCCGCACTATGCCAGGGGAAGTGATCCTTATAGCAATGACGTGATTCCGTTACACGCACAGCATTGGGCGAATATGAACCCTGACTTGCCGTCTTGTTTGATTACTCTTTACGATGCTTGGGTGTTTGAGGGAGTCGGCTTTGACCGTTTGGACAGGATTGGTTCTTGGACTCCTGTGGATCACTCACCGATTCCTGAACGCGTTTTGAAGTGGTTGCGCCGCGACAACGTGACACCGATTGCAATGAGTAAGTTTGGTTTGGCTCAAATGCAGAACGCTGGTTTGGATGCTGAGTATGTTCCTCACGGCATTGATACAAGAAAAGTTTTTAAGCCAACGTTCAAGTTGCCTGACGGAACACCTATCGAGGAACACTTGGACTCGAAGGACAAGTTTGTTGTGGGTATCAATGCGGCAAACAAGGGTGTTTATCCTATGCGTAAGGCGTGGGATGTAAACCTGTTGGCGTTTAGTATTTTTGCTCAAAACCACGATGACGTTTTGCTTTACATTCACAGCGAACCGTTTGGGTCTGTGGGCGGTGTGAACTTGTTTGACTTGTTGGAGGCTGTTGGTTTGCCGAAGAATAAAGTTTCTTTTGTTGATCCTGTGGCTTACCGTTACGGTATCGACCAGCAAACTGTGGCCGCGCTTTACACCGGTATGGATGTTCTCCTGGCAACGAGTCTGGGTGAAGGCTTTGGTCTTGCCACGATTGAAGCTCAGGCTTGTGGCACGCGCGTGATCGGTTCCGACTATGCAGCAACACCTGAGTTATTGTCAGACGATTCTTGGAAGGTTCAGGGCCAACCTTTGTGGGATGCGCCTCAAAAGTCTTGGTTCAACACTCCTAACGTTATGGAGATTGCTTTGGCGTTGGAGGATGCCTACCAGAAGGGCAAGTATCGGTCACAGGCGGCTCGTGAGAAGGCTTTGGAGTATGACTCGGATAAAGTGTTCAAGGAACAATGGCAACCCGTCTTAGGGCGTTTGCTGAGTGCGGTAAAATAGAACTAGATTTTAGGAGCTTACTTTGGCTATTACTAACGGTTACTGCACTTTGGCGGATGTCAAGGCAGCGTTACGGATCACTGACACGATTGACGATTCTTTACTTGAAATGTCTATCAACTCGGCTTCGAGACTTATCGACGGTTATTGCAACCGTTACTTCTACCTGGGCGAAACAAACACTGAGCAACGCTTCTTCAACACTAGCGACGCTTTTCTGTGTGTCATTGATGACCTAGCAGAATTTGTTTACCTAGACACCAGCTCGACGTTGCAAAACCAATTCGATATTCGTTGGTCGAACTCGGGCGATTACCCTGACTACGAACTGACTCCACCAAACAAACTCTCTAACGGTTACTACTCGCCTTACACGGCTATCAAAGCCACAGGGCATTACTTGTTTCCGTTCTTTGGTGACAACTCTCTAATTCGTGTCACAGGCCGTTGGGGTTGGTCTGCTGTGCCAGAAACTATCAAACAGGCTACCGTTATTCAGGCAAGCCGACTGTTCAAACGCCTTGAGTCACCTTTGGGTGTTGCAGGTGTTTCCGATATGGGTGTGATGCGTGTCGGTCGGGCCATTGATGGGGATGTTGCACAACTCATTGACCCTTATCGTTCGTTGAGAGTAAACGCCTAATGCCGGTCGCGATTGCTGATCTACGAAACGGTTTGGCTGCGAACTTGCAAACGATACCTGGTTTGCGTGTAACCTCGACGGTTCCTGACCAGGTGAACCCACCGATTGCGATAATTAGTTTGGACAAAATAAATTATCAGCGCGCTTTTGCTCGTGGCCTGACTGAGTATTTGTTCAAGATTACGGTGATTGTTTCGCGCCAGTCGGAACGTAACGCTCAACAAAAGTTGGATCAGTATGTTGCTTCTGACGGCACTTATTCGGTGCTGGATGCGTTAGAAACTGACCGCACACTTGGCGGTAAAGCAGCCGATTCCACTCTGGTCGCTCTCGACGCTTATGGTAGTGTTGTTATTGGTGAAACAACTTATCTGAGTGCAGAATTTTCTGTCCAGGTATTCGCTCTTTAGAAAAGGATTATTGTGGCTGTATTTGTAGCACAAGACTTTAAGACAACGCTTAACGGCACAAACATTAGCTCTTGGTTGACTCACACCGAGCTTGCGTTTGAGACTGCTGACGTTGAAACCACTACTTTTGGTCAGACTTGGCGCACTCGTATCGCCGGCCTAAAGACTGGAACTGTGAACCTACAGTTTAACCAGGACTTTGGTGCTGCTGCGGTTGATGCAACCATTTGGCCGCTCATCGGAACCGTTGGAACCGTTGTTGTAACCCCAACCTCGACTGCTGTTTCAGCAACGAACCCGGCTTACACTGCCACCGTTCTGATCAACGCTTACGGCGTTATGGGTAACATTGGTGACCTGTCAACCGTTTCGGTTACTTGGCCAATCACTGGAACCGTCTCAAGGGCTACGGCGTAATAATGAGACCACTTCTACGCATAACGTTCAACGACTCAACTTCAAAAGAGTTGACTGTGAACGCGCCGGACATTATCGCCTTCGAACGCAAGTTTGAAATCAGTCTTGACAAGCTCGAGTCTTACGAACACCTGTGCTTTTTGGCTTGGCGTGTTGCTACCCGAACTGGTTTGACTGTTGCCGACTTTGACACCTGGTTGAACACTGTGGAGTTTGTGGAGTTTGTTGAAGGCCCAAAAGGTTCGTCGCTTTAGGCGAAAACTCTGAACATTGGTTCATTGCGAACCTGGCTGTTGCTACCGGTATTGCGCCTAGTGTGTTGTTGCAAGAGTCTGATCGTATGCTTTACACGATGATGATGGCTGTCCAGTCGCAGAATAGCCCTAAGTAAAATAGGATTATGGCTAACGAAATCTTGATCACTGATATTCAGAAGCTGCAACGTGAACTGATGAAAATTGAGCCTGAACTAAAGAAGCAACTTGTTCGCGATATCAAGCAGGTTGCTGAACCTGTTTATCAAGCTGTGAAATCTTCTATTCCCACTGTTGCACCTTTGACTGGTATGAACAACGCTGGCCGTTTGGGTTGGACTCCTTCTTCTGGTAAAAAACCTGCTGATGTTCGTATCGTTTACCGTTCTGGTTCTAAACGCACTGCTCCCCTGGTTACTTCTTTGGTGTCTGTGAATGTTGGTTCGGCAGTTATTTCGATGATTGATATGGCTGGTAAACGTAGCCCTTCGGGTCGCACACCACAGGGTCGTGCAATGATTCGAGGTTTGGGTCGTTCGCCGTCGCGTTATGTTTGGCCAGCCGCCGAACGTTCTTTGCCGCAGGTAGAAGGTAAAATTGAAGCGATAGTCGCAAAGTATTGTCGCGACTGGAACATTAAGGCGTAGAGATGGCATTTGGTATTAACGTTCCGGTTGGGTTCAAGCTCAACCCTGCTGGTTTACGATCGGCTAAAAAAGAGTTTTCGTCTCTTGGTGATTCTGTCAAGTCTGGTTTGAAGTTTGCTGGTATCGCTGTTGGTCTTGGCGAAATTGTGAATGTTATGAAGGAGTCTGTTAAGGCTGCTGCGATGGATAACAAGTCACAAAAATTGTTGGCTTTGCAGTTGATGACTACTGTTCACGCAACTAAGGAACAAACTAAAGCCACGGAAGCCTATTTGGGCAAGTTGTCTATGTCTGTGGGTATCGTCGACGATCTGCTCAGACCGGCTCTGGCGAACGCTGTTCGTGGCACTGGGTCGTTGGCTAAGGGTCAAAAACTTTTGGGTATCGCGTTGGATGGGGCCGCAGCGACCGGTAAGCCTTTAAACGCTGTGATGCAAGCTTTGATTAAGGCAAGCAACGGCCAGACTGGTGCGCTTTACAAGTTGGCTCCACAGTTGAAGGCCACTAAAGGTAACCTGGATGATTTTGCTGCTTCGGTGAAGGGTGCAGCTCAGGCGAACGCTGACCCTTTTGCTCGTATGCAAGTTGCGATTGATGAGTTGAAGGAAAAGTTTGGGCGTTTGCTATTGCCTATGGTTATCAAGTTTGTTGACTATTTGACTAAGACTGTTGTTCCTGCTGTGTCACAGTTTTTGGATCAGGTGGGTAATCCTAAGACTGATGTTGGTAAAACGTTTTTGGATATCAAGAAGGCTGTTGAGCAAACCTTTAAGGGTGTTCGGGATTTTTTTGCTTTGTTTGGTGGTGGTGATGCGATGAAGGGTTTCGCTAACATTGCTGGAGTCATTATTCGTTTATTGCCTGCTTTGTTGGCTTTGAAAAGCATTATGTTTTTGTCTTCTGCTGGTTCGGCTATTGGCAATTTGGTCAAGGCTGTTGCGTTGATTCGTGGCACTGGTGGCGGTGGAGGTGGTGTCGCACCTGCTGGTGCTGCTGGTGGTGCTTCTACGGTAATGAAATTGTTAGGGCCTGTATCGTTTTTGGCTACTGGTGCTGTTGCTTTGTTGGAGGGTTCAAAGATTACAGGCGCGGCTGAAGATGCAAGACTGAAAAAGTATGGTGTAAATGTTCAGGCTTATCACGCTGCTGTAGATCAGAATCCCTACTCGGGTCGTTTGAATCCTTTGGGAACACAATTTTCTTACAATCAAGTTATGGCAATGTATTCGCCGGACACTGTTGCTAATGCGCCTTTGAAGGGTAAGGGTGTTCCGCCGACTGTTATCAACGTAAATGTTCAGCCTGGCACTTCGGGTCACGAAACTGCTAAACAACTCGTGAAACTTCTTGCAACCTTTGACAAGATCAATGGCACGAACATAGTTACTAAAAAGGGTCGCTAATGGCTGTGCCTGTCCAAAAGGTTGAGTTTGGGTTTACGCAAAGCTCGCCAGGTGTTTACACTTACCTCGACATAACTTCGTATGTTCGTTCTGTGAGTATTAGTCGCGGTGTTTCGCGTGAGACTGACGCTTACCAGGCTGGCACTTGTTCGATTGTTTTGGATAACAACCAACGCGCTTTTGACCCTTCGTATTCGTCGAGTCCGTTTTATGGGCAGGTGAAACCTCAAGCTGCTGTTCGTGTGACTGTTGGCAACGTTGTTGTGTTTACAGGTTTTGTTGACAACTGGTCGTTTGATTATCAAATTGTGGCTGATGCTACGGCAACAATTCAGGCTTCGGATGCGACGGGGCGTATTTCTCGTGCAAGTCTTCCTGCGATTACTTGGACTTCTGAATTGTCTAGCACTCGTGTAACAAACGTTTTGAACCGTGCCGAGGTTGCGTGGCCTGCTTCTCAGAGACAAATTTCGTTGGGTTCGCTAACGTTGGGTGCGGATACTGTTTCGGATGGCACTTCGGCTTGGGATTATTTGCAACAGGTTGCTCAGTCTGAGGGTGGGGCTTGTTTTGTTACCGGCACTGGTGATGTTGCGTTCAAGGGCCAGTCAGCTTCTTTGGTTCCTACTTCGGCAACCGCTTACCGTTACAACTTATCTTTAAACCCTTCCGCTGAAACAAACACCACAGGTTATTCGGGTGCGACAAGGGTTTCAACTCAGGCTTATGTTGGCACTTATTCGTTGCAGGGATCAACGTTTACTGAGTGGGATGTTTTGCCTCCTGTTGCTGGTGATACTTTGAATGGTTTGAGGTATGCGGATTCGGCTACAACTTTTGTTTCGAACACGGCTTACACGTTTAGTTGTTACGTTTATTCGACTGTGGCGCAGACTGCTACTTTGACTGGTGGTTTCAAGAGGACTTCTGCACCAGCGAAATTGGATGCTTCTTACTCGACGGTTTCTTTGGCGGCGAATACTTGGACTCGTATGAGTGTTACAGCCACACCTTCGTCAAGCGCGGCTACCGGTAACTTGTCGATTGAAGTGCCTGGTGCTGGAACGACTGTGTTTGTGGATGCTGTGCTTATTGAGGCTTCGCCTTATTTGAATGTTTATTTTGATGGCACTTCGAAACCTGCGAACACGGCAAGCATTACTTACACAAACGCTTGGCAGGGAACAACAAACAACTCGGCTTCGACGTTGACTATTGTGACCTCGTATTCACCTTCGACACCTAACGGTTTGGTTGTTGGCGATGCTGGTGGAACGGCTATACCTTATGAGGATGTTCAGGTTATTTACGCTTCGGAAACGCTTTACACGAACACTTCGATTGGTGTTGCTGGAACGGCTAACGCCACTCAAGCTAACGCGGCTAACGGTTCGGCGTATGGTATTCGCACTTTGACCATTGATCCGTCTTTGGTTGCTGACACAACTAACGGTCAAGCACTTGCTAACTACTATTTGGACATTTATGACAACCCCCAGTTGCGTTTTGATTCGGTAACTTTTGGTTTGTCGGGTTTGTCAGCTGTAAACCAGGTGAGTGTTTTGAACTCTGAAATTTATACGGCAGTGTCAATGACTTATACGCCGTCGGCTTTGGGGTCTGCGATTACTGCTTATCAAAGAGTTGTGGGAATTAGCCACACAATCACACCGGACTCTCATAAGGTAACTTTGAACCTGGCAGAATTTGGCACTAGGTTTCGTTTAGATTCTGTGACTTATGGTTTTTTGAACACGAACATTCTCGGATATTAGGACAAGGTAAAATAGGACTATGGCTGGTGCAGGTTTCAAAACATTCAACTCGGGCGACGTTCTTGGCGCAACCGATGTAAACACTTACCTTATGCAGCAAAGCGTTATGGTTTTTGCTTCGGCAGCTGCGCGAGCTTCGGCTATTGCTGCACCTTCTCAGGGAATGACTTATTATCAGTCTGATGAAGGTCGAACTTACACTTACACAGGTTCTGCGTGGAAACCTAATACGCCTTTTACTATTCAGGCTGGTAATACTGAAACTGGAACTGGAACGGTGACGGTTACTTTTGCTGTTGGTCGTTTCACTCAGGCTCCTGTTGTTACGGCTTCTCTTTATTCGTCAACTAACGGTGCTACCAGCGTGAGCGTTGCAACACCAGGAACTGCTGGTTTCACTGCTTATGTTTGGGCTGGAACTGCTGCCGCAGCAGTCTCGAGAACTGTTGCTTATACGGCTGTTCAAATGATTTCAACGAACGGTGCTGCCTAATGATAAAAGTAACTTGCCGAACTGACGGCTGCATAAACGAAAACATCCCTATCTCTTTTGAAACGATTGGTGACACCGTTGTTTGTGGCCCGTGTGGTGTTGTTATCACTGACATTGTGACGGACACCGAGTAATGACTGAGCTTAGACAACCGACGAACTCGGAACTGTTGAACCGTATTGATCGCAAACTTGCTGTCATCGAGTCGAAGATTGACCAAATCGCTGACCACGAGGACAGGTTGCGTGAGTTGGAACGTGCCAGGTATAAGTCGGCTTGGATTACTTCAATTGCTTCGTCGGCTTTGTCGGCTGTCATTGTGTTCGTAATTATCAAAGGAATAACAGGAAAATGATTAACCCTGGCTTATACGACCTTGTTTGTCCACAGGGTGCTTCGTTTGACAAAACTTTTACTTGGACTATTGGTGGCACAGCCGTCAACTTGACTGGTTACACGGCTGCTATGCAGGTTCGCGCCTATTCTGATTCTTCTGCGGCGTTGGTGAGCCTCACAAACGGTTCTGGTATCACTTTGGGTGGCACTGCTGGAACGATTGGTGTTGCGATTTCGGCGGCTGTTACGACCGGTCTTGATGCAGGTTCTTACGCTTACGATCTTGAGCTGTATTCGGGTTCCACTGTGACTAGGTTGTTGCAGGGTGGTTTTACTGTTACTGGTGGGGTTACTCGATGAGTGATGTTGTTGTTTCTGTCGTTGAGACTTCAACTAAAGTTTCGGTTGATAATTCGTCTGTTTTGGTTGCTGTTACTGAAACTCCGGTAAGTGTTGCGGTTGCAACGTCTGGGCCACAGGGCATAAAGGGTGACACTGGGGCTACCGGTTCGACTGGTGCAACAGGTTCAACTGGTGCAACTGGTGTTGGCATTACGTCTATTGTGCGAACTTCTGGCACAGGGGCGGCTGGAACGACTGACACTTTTACTATCACTTACAGCAACGCGACTACTTCGACCTTTCAGGTTTACAACGGTGCTAACGGTTCGGCTGGTGCAACAGGCGCGACAGGTTCGACAGGGCCACAGGGCGCAACGGGAGCCACAGGTGCGACAGGTTCAACAGGTGCGGCAGGTCGAGGCGTAAGCTCGATTACTCGAACTTCGGGAACTGGTGCGGCAGGATCAACAGACACTTACACGATTACTTATTCTGATGCGACCACTTCGACTTTTACTGTGGTCAATGGTGCTAACGGTGCTACCGGTGCAACAGGTTCGCAAGGTGCTACCGGTGCAACAGGTTCGACTGGTGCGACTGGTGCGCAAGGCTCTAGCGGTGTAATCGCGGTTACTGCACCAATCACCAACTCAGGCACGTCAACTTCAGCAACGATTGGCATAAATCAGTCAGCTATTGCTATTGCTCAAAGCCAGGTAACAAATCTGGTTTCGGCTTTAGCAGCTAAGGCTGGACTCACTACTAACACTTTTAGCGGTTTACAAACAGCAAACGGTTCAACAGCACTAAACGCTGCGTATGGGTCAACTTCATTAACAGTAAATACTCAAAATGATGGTGATGCACCTACCGACATTGTTCAGGTTTACAACTCTGCTGCCAGCAAAGTTTTATCTGTGGATTTTCAGGGAGCTTTGCAGGCGGCAAACATTCGCACAAGTAACGTTTATGGTATTGGTTCTTCGATAACTGTAAACACTTTGAATGTGTCAAACTCTCATATTGGTTTAGCTGAATCAGGCACAGGTGGCGCGAATCCCAACATTTCGCTTCTGACAGGTTTCGGCAGTTTTGGTGCAGGTCAAAAGGTTGTATTTATTGCTAACGCCGCAACAGTGCCAACAACAAATCCGACAGGTGGCGGCATCCTGTATGTTCAGGCTGGTGCGTTGAAATTTCGTGGATCGTCTGGCACAGTCACAACCATTGCAAACGCCTAAAAACACGATGGCTGTAAAATTGTTTTATGGCTGCTAAAGATGTAATCGCTCACGCTCGCAAACACCTCGGATACGTTGAAGGTGTCAACAAAGACAACTTCTTTGGTAAATGGTATGGGGCAAACCATTCACCCTGGTGTGCGTGTTTTGTGTCTTGGGCGTTGAACGCTGCTGGTGACGGTAAACTAATTGCTGGCGCACAAACCAAAAAAGGTTTCAACTCGTGCGGTGCAGGAATCAAATTCTTCAAAGCCAAAAACGCTTGGCACCCTATCGCCGAAGCGCAACCAGGTGACCTAGCCTTCTTTGACTGGGATCACGACGGTTCACAAGATCACGTGGGCATTGTTATCGAAGTCAACTTGAAAAAGAAACAAGTCAAGTGCATTGAAGGCAACACGAGCAATACTTCTCACGCTAACGGTGGCGTGGTGCAGGAACAGTGGCGCAACTTTAGCGTCATTATGGGTGTGGGCCGACCAGCTTACAAAATTGGAGAATGATGCGTGAACGAGTTATTGAAATCTTGGCAGTATTGGGTGCGCTTGCTTGGCGCGGTTTTGGTTTGTTCCTGTTTATTCTTGGCGGTTCTGCTGGTGTGGGTGCTGTTGTTTCAGGCTCTTGGATTACTGGTGTGGTAATTGCGTGGGGAACTTTGATGATTGGTGTTATTGGTGCTATTGGTTACGCTATTGCGACTACCGGACAAGCTGACACGGTTGTTGTTGAAAACGCTGTGAAGGATGCTGTTCAAAAGGCTCAGGCCGAAAAGCAGAAGTAACTCCAAACAAAGAGAAACCCCCAGCCGCAATATGCTGGGGGCTTTCTTTTAGCCAGGGGGGAGGTTTGGCTAAATTGATGTTAGCAGTTTTTCGCGGTCGGCGGTGGACATTGCACCCCACACACCTGTTGGTTCTTTTGCTGCTAAAGCGTATTCGCCACACAAACCCATTATTGGGCACTCGTTGCACATTAGTTTCGCGTAGGCGATTTGGGTTCGGTTTTGGATGTGGTCTCGACCGTTGTTGTCATCTTCCCAACTGGCAGGGTCTGATTTGCAGGGGATGTCGTTGTGAACTGATTGGATTGCTTTGATCAGCTCGGTGTAGAGGTGGTTTGCTTTAGACACAGTAACTGCACCTCGTCAACATTGTGTTGAAACCGTTTGACCAGGCAAGCTCGCTGGCTTTGTCGGCCGTGTTGACCAAATACTTGTGCGGTAGCAGGTAGTCGCTGAGTTTGCCGTTGCAAGTCTCACAAATAACGTCAAACGTTCCGTCGGGGTTTTTCTTGACCATAAAATGTCCTCTCTTGGTGTTTGAATACTAATACACGTTAAAGGAAAAACGCACCGGATTTACTCAACGGCGCGTTTCCCTGACACCAGAGAGGAATAATGATGTCTTATTCAAGTGTAAACCTGCCGACAGAGTTGGGTTCGGCGAAGTTTGATGGCCTGTTTGTGAACGGATCACCAGAGTGGCACGCAGCTCGCGCGACCGGTATTGGTGGTTCTGAGGTTGGCACGATTTGTGGCCTGAATCGTTGGGAGTCTGCGTTTACTTTGTGGGCTAAGAAGTCGGGCAAAATTTCGTCGATTATTCCGCAGTCGGAACCGATGGAGTGGGGGTCACGTCTCGAGGCTGTCATTTTGGACAAGTTTGAGGAGTCGCACCCCGAGTTGGAGGTTTGGAAGGATTGCGGAACCTGGCACAACACCGTTGATGAGTGGGCGCACGCAAACCCTGACGGCATTTACAAGCGCGAGGATGGCTCATACGGCATTATCGAAATCAAAACGGCTGCCTACCCTGACGATTGGGAAATGGGCTTATACGGCGTTCTGGGGCGTTCTGAGGGTGTTCCACGCTACTACCGGACACAAGTGCAACACTATTTGCGTGTTTTCGGGTTCAAAGAAGCCATTGTTTGTGCGTTGTTTACTGGCAACAAGTATCGCGAATACTTGATTGAGGCTGACGAGTTTCAGCAGGACATTGACCGTGATCAGGTTATTCGGTTTATGGAACACGTTGAGGCGTGTGTTGCACCTGCCTGGGATGGTTCGGCAAACACTTACGAAACTGTTAGGGCCTTGAACCCTGACATTAGCGACGAGGCTGTTGAGTTGGGTGATTTGGGTGTCGAGTTTTTGAACGCTCAACAAACTGCGGCTCAGGCTGAGGCTGGTTTGTTTGCTTTGAAGTCGCAAGTGTTGGACAAGATGGGGGATGCTAAGAAGGGTTTGCTTGACGGTGACGTGATTGTTACTCGCCAGGCTGGTCGGAACGGTGCAGCACCGTTTCTTGTCGCTAAGAAGGGAAACAAATAATGGCTAATTTTGATTTGAACAGTTACGAGACTGTTGAGCAACGTCACGCGCGAGCGATTGAGGCGTTCCCTGACTTGCGTTGTGTGTTGCTGAACCATTCGACACCGGAGGATCGTGAGAAGGGTGTGTGGGTTGTTGAGGCGCGAGTGTATTTGTCGGCTGATGACCAGGCGAATGATTTGCCGAAGGCTACTGAGTGGGCGTTTGAGATTGATGGTCAAGGTATGGCTAACAAGACTTCGGCTTTGGAGAACGCGAACACCTCGGCTTTGGGTCGTGCGCTTCGTTGGGCTTTGGGTGGGTCTCGTGGCCCGAGCCGTGAGGAAATGCAAAAGGTTGCTCGAAGCCTGGACAACCGTGACTGGATCACTGAGGCTGCCAAACTGGTCGATGTAGATAAACTAAGAATGTTATGGCAAGAGGCTCGCCAGGCTGGTGCGGCTGACAATGTTTTGACGGTTATCAAGGAACGAGCTGATGGATTCAAAGACACGGGCGATTCTGTGGGCGGCAATAAAGCAACAAAATGAGTTGCGTGAGTTGGCGTTGGCTGTCGGCCAGTTTGAGATTGCTGAGTTGGCTAAGGTTGAGGTTTTTCGTTTGTCTGAGAGGCTAAAAAATGGAGTTTCAAACACCCGACACGATAATCAATGAACTGGCTTTGGTGCGCGCTGAGGCCGCTAAGGGCGTTGACGTATTATTTGAGTGTGAGAGTGAGGTGGCTCGTTTGGATTTTGAGTATTCCAGAACTCAGGCACAAGCCGTCTTGGATGCGCAAGGAACAGCGTTGGATCGTCAGGCTTTGGCGACGTTGGCTGCCGCGGAAGTAAAGTTGCAGTTGGATTTGGCTAAAGCAAAACTGAACCGAGTGAAGGCTAAACTACGCCATTTGCAGGATGTTCAAACGAACGTGCAGTCTCAGGCTCGAATGGTTGAGTTGACGTATAAGACTTCGGGGGTTGGGCGTTGAAGCACGTTGTGATGTTTAGCGGCGGTATTGGTTCCTGGATGACAGCCAAAAGAGTTGTTGAACAGTTTGGGCCTGACGATGTGATTTTGCTTTTTAGCGATGTTAAGGGTGATTCTGAAAACCCTCATATCGGCGAAGATGAGGACACTTACCGTTTCATCGACGAAGCCAGCAAAATGCTTGGGGCGCAACTGGTTACCCTGGTCGATGGTCGCAACATTTGGGAAGTGTTCAAGGATCGCAAGTTTTTGGGCAATTCTCGTCTTGCGCCTTGTTCGGCTGAATTGAAACAGAAGCCAGCAAAAAAGTGGATTTGGGAAAACTGTGA